ACTACTGTTTGCTATTATGTTGTGTTTACATAATGTCATTAACAACATCTGTTCATAATCTACAATTTCTGTGTTTATCGGTATAAATGTAATATTTTTAAATTTTTCTTGTAATATATTTATTTGTTGTTTTACCATGTCTACATCTTGTTTTTCATAAAAATATAAAATATTCCAATCATTTATTTCTGTTATTTCTATAATTTTTGTTATTGCTAATATATAGTACGATACTTTCACTAATGGATGATTGTGTTGCTGATGTTTGTAATCTCCTATTCGAAAATGCATTGATATTGTTTTTTCAAAATTACCTAGTGTTTCACCTAGTGTTTCACCTAGTGTTTCACCTAGTGTTTCACCTAGTGTTTCATATTTTATTTTAATGTTTTCTATCTGATTATCTATGTTCAATAATTTAAATATTATTTTTTCATTGTCTTTAAAATACTTGTATGACTGAAAATAACCAAAAAATTTAAATGAATCTGAGTGTGGAAGAATTTCATTGTAATGAAATCCTTGTTCTTGATAAATTGGCAAATTTGTTGGATAAGATTTTTTTAAAAATGGTTTTAATGATTGTAAAAAATTAGACCAATAATATGGTCTATCTTCCCTATCTGGTGTTTGTTTATATTCAAAATAAAAGGGTACTTTGTGAGTAAAACTATATGATATCAAATTAAATATTTGAAATAATTGGTTTCCTAGACAACCCATTATCTCAGTCGTAATCATTGTGTTTATATAATAAAATTTAAATTTATAAATAATTTTACAAATAACTAAATGGGAATCAAAAGTAATTTCAACTTATTCTTAAAATCAACCTGTCCAGAGGTTTTTGAAACTATTAATATTTCAGAATTTAGCTTTAAAAAAATTGCTATAGATACATCTCTATATCTACATAAATTTAAAGCCATATACGGAGACAAATGGCTATACTTCTTAATCAACTTTATTGTCACACTAAGAAGCAACGAAATACACTGTGTTTTCATATTTGACGGAAAATCACCAGTTGAAAAAATTAACGAACAACAACAAAGAAAAACAAACCGAGACAAACAAGAATTAAAATTATTTGAGTTAGAAAACGAAGTAAATATTTATTATACGACGGGAGAGATAGGAAAAGAAATACTAAAAATACATAATAAATTGTCACAAACAACCGAAGAATGTAATAAACGGTTGTTATCAAAAAAAAGAAAGTTCAACATAAAAATAGTGGAAAACTATATTGCGAAAAAAAAGAAACAATCGTTTCGTATAGAAAAACAAGATTATTCAATAATCAAAGAAATTTTAACTACTTTAAACATTCCATTTTTTGTGGCACCATGGGAAGCCGAAAAAATGTGTGCCAAACTATGTAGAGACAATCTTATTGATGCTGTTTTATCAGAAGATACAGATGTACTAGCATACGGTTGTCCCATCTTTTTATCAAAAATTAATACACGAGAAGGCACATGTGTTAAGATAAACTATCAAAAATTAATCGATTGTTTAAACCTAAACAAACAAGAGTTTCTAGATTTTTGTATTTTATGCGGAACAGACTATAACAAAAATATACCCAGAGTTGGGTCAAAAACAGCATATCGACATATAGTTAATAATAGATCAATTGAAAATATACAACAAAACACAAAATTAGATACAAGTTGTCTTAACAAAGATGTTGTAAGAAGACTCTTCACAAAATTCGAAAACTATAAGATTAAATCAATATCATTTTGTGGTATACCTGACATACAACTTTTCAATACAACCATGCTTAAATACAATATAGTAAACAACAAACATTTTCTTAAAAAATTATCAACAAACGAACTACTAGTAATAGAAGATGATTAAAGTTGTTTGATAATTGTCAACATTTTTTTAAGTTCTCTAACATCTATCGGTTTCGTCAAAAAATATTCTATGCCCAATTCTTTACACTTTTCATAGTCATTGTTTAGTATAGATGCTGTTATTACAATTATTTTGGGACTAGTTAAGTTATTAACTTTAAGATAGTCTATTACATCATACCCATTGCTTATAGGCATGTGAATATCCAGCAAAATAACATCATAAATGTTATCATTTGTAATAGACTCTTGTATTTTCTCAATCGCATACAAACCATTCTCAACACAATCTATAACTGATTTACTATTGATTTTTTCAAGAATAGTATTTAGTAATTCTCTGTTGTATTTAACATCTTCAACTATTAAAATTTTTAAATTATTATTGTATTTAGTAACTCCTAAATTCCTATTACAATTAGAATTATTTAAGTTTAGTGTAGATTTAGATATAATTTTATATACCAAGTTGAATAGTTCTACTTTGTTAACAGGTTTATTCATTGAATTTTCAAAATCTATAGTAATATTGAAATTATCAATACTAGACAATGCGATTAAAGGTAAATAAGGTTTTTCTTCTTTTATCTGTTTCGCCAATTCTATTCCATTGGTTCCAGGCATGCATATGTCTATTAATCCAATTGAAAAATTGTACCGATTTGACATTACCATTCGAAGAGCCTCTAAAGCAGTACTACATACAACTGGAATCATACCCCAACTAAACACAATCTCATTTATGAAAATACGATTGTCTGTATTATCATCAACTATTAACACAAACTTATCACTTAAAATTTTCATGTCTAGTTCATTTATTTCGCAAAAACTTTCATACTTTTTAAACTTAACTGTAAAATGAAATTTAGTTCCAACACCTAAAGTACTTTCACAATAAATATTACCATAAAGTAACTTAGTTAGTTTTTCACAAATGATTAAACCTAAACCATTACTTTTTATCATTGTGTTGTTGCTGTCTAATATCTGTTTTTTTGTTTTATTGAAAGGTTTAAACACACATTCCAATTCTTGTTTACTCATGCCAATTCCATGATCTATTATAGTAAAATGTAAAATATCATCATGTTGTTTATCAACTGATATGTATAATTCTATTTTACTACCAAAACTACTAAACTTACTCGCATTAGAAATCAAGTTTACCAAAATCTGAGTAATTTTTTGTCTATCAGATATAATAAACTCAGGAACATCATCATCTATTTCATATGTTAATGTCTGGTTCTTTTCCGATAAAATTTTAGATATAGTAGAATACACAAAAGACTTAAGTTTACATATAGAAAAACATTCATCATTTAATGTCATTTTACCATATGTTAACTTAGTAAAATCAAGAATATCATTGATAATTTGCATTAGTTGTCCTGAACAATGTTTCATGTTTTTCAAATATTCTTTTTGGGATAAAGATAAATCACTTTCTAAAAGTAACTGTAAATAACCCACTATACCATTTAAAGGGGTTCTAATCTCATGACTCATATTCGCAAAAAATAAATTACTAACCAATGTGTTTAATTCCATGTGTTTTTCCATATATCTGTTTTCTATATATAGATTTATAGTATTTAGTAAATTTACTAGAGTAGTATTATACAAAATATCTAAATAGTTTCCGATATAGTTAAATACACATAAAATACCTATATAACAATCTGTTTTATTAATAAACGGAATTAACAAAACATTTGTAAATTTTACTAGATTTATATTAGTGAAATCAGAAAAATTAGTGTGTACACTAATTTTAGTAACTATAGAGGTTGGATTATAAATTATGTCATTAGTTATATTTACACAAGATATTGTTTCATGATCAGTATTGTCAATATTGTTTCTGTACATTAAACTGCATGCAATACCACTTAATTTATTTAATAAATTATTCAATAACAAGTCAATATCTAAACTAGATTGCATTATTGATTTATTATAACAAATATAATAAATCAATTATAATAACTACTATAAATTTTTAGTATTTAATATCAGTACAAAAACCCCCACTAGGGGGTTTTTGAGTTTTATTACAAATAACAGTTAAAGTTAATTCTGATACTGTTAATGTATTTGGTATTGCACTTTTAAATTCAGTAAAAGTGCTAATATTTGTTATATCTATAGATTTTAAAGGATTTGGCTTACTAGGATCAATAACAATACTGTATCCCTTGTTATTTCCTGCCATACTACTTGACACAAAAGGCTGAAATTTATAAAGATTAGATTTTTTATCTAACCCACCATATATAACTTCAGATTTAAGTTTGAATACATCAGTTATAGGAGTAATAATTACTTCATTATTATTTAGTTGTTTAAAAGAAACAAGTATCTCTGAATTAGATGTATATAGTAGATTTTCACAGTCAGGCGGTTTATTTAAAAAATAATTTTTACATAACGGAAGCATAGTAGGAGAGTCAAGTATATTAAATTTACCGGTAGAGTTAGACTTTAAAAAGTTATCAAAACTTGTAAAATCAGTAAAATCTGGAATTTGTTTATTTTTTATAGCAATAGTAGCTGCATTAATTGTATTGCCTATGTTAGTAGAATAAATTACATAATAATAATTATCGTTACCTATAATACCACCATACACAATACCTTGTGTTACATTATCTTTTGTAATTTTATAAACTCTTTTTATATCTGTACTAGATGTAAAATCACCATTAAATACTTTGTATACATCATAAAAAGCCATAGGAATATCACAATTACTACCATAACCTCCAAATTGACACACACATTTTCCATTCTCAATAACTTGATTTACACCACATGTTAATTTTTGTTTAGAACTAGCCTTATTTCTCATATTCAATACCTTCGGTACTACTACAAAAAGAGAAATTATAAATATTATAATAAGTATAATCAAAATCTTGTTCATTTATTTATACAATATTAAAACATATCATTTAATTGTTTATTTACAACTATAAAATTACTATTATCTTGTAACTCAAATAAATCTAAACTATCCATATAAGTACAACAACTCCTAATACCACCCAATAAATCTTGAACTGTGTCAGACAATTCACCTTTGTAATTAACCTTTACACACTTACCTTCATTAGTTCTGTAGTTTTTAGTACCACCATAGTGCTTATCTAAAGCTTTTTCAGAACTATTGCCATAAAATTCAATACCATCTTTGTCGTCAGAATCCAACATACTTTCTTTATGACCTGCAAACATACCTCCAACCATAATAAAATCAGCTCCTGCGGCAAATGCTTTAGCAGCATCACCTGGTGTTTTAATACCTCCATCTGATAACAACAACATACCTAAGTTAGTAGCTTCTTGTCTCATATCCATTATACAACTTAATTGAGGATAACCAACACCAGTTTTAAGTCGTGTGGTACACACAGATCCACTGCCTATACCAATCTTCACTATATCAACACCAATTTCAGAAAGAGGTCGTAACATTTCTTTACTTACAACATTTCCTGCTATTACACAAATATCGGGGTGTTTGCTTTTGAATGTTTTAATTTTTTTTAAAAAATTTAACATGTAGCCATTAGCAACATCAAAACAAACCATCTTTGGATTTAATCGAGAGATTTTTTCTTCTAAACATAAAATATCACTATCTTTAATACCAGAAGATAGGATATATAAATCAGAGTTTAAGTCATGACTACACAATTCTTCTAAACTTATGTGTTTAGTAAAACAAGTTATTATGTTATATTTTGATAAACATTTATACATCTTTAAGGTTCCTATTCTATCCATGTTACTCGCTATTATGGGAACTGCACTAATCATACTATTTGTATAGGTAAAATTATAAGTGTTTTCTAAATTAACTTCACTTCTAGAAGATAATCGAGAGGGTTGTGTTGGAACCAACATTACATCATTAAAATTGTATTTACAGGTTTCAGAAATAAATTTTGGATTAAAAGACATCATAATTAATAAAAATAAATTAATTTATAAATAATAATTAGGAAATTTTATAAATTAATTTAAAGATATATGTAGTATTAGTAGAATATTAGTTCGTGTGGCCTAATCGGATAAGGCAACCGCCTTCTAAGCGGTAGATTGCGGGTTCGAATCCCGTCACGAATATTACGAACTAATATTATTTATTATTAGTTCGTGTGGCCTAATCGGATAAGGCAACCGCCTTCTAAGCGGTAGATTGCGGGTTCGAATCCCGTCACGAATATTACAAACTAATATTATTTATTATTAGTTCGTATATAACCTAAATATCATTTGTATAGTAAATATTTTATATATATATATATAAATGAATAAATTTTGTAATACATTTGATATTAAAGATTTTGAAAAGTTATCAAATAATACTAAAGAAAAGTTTAGACATTTAAGTAAATATATTATTAAAAATAGTAAAGGTAACATACCACTAGCAACAATTATTTCTAATTATTACAACAAAATACCATTAGAAAATTATAACTATATTTTAGAACCATGTTCTATCAATGCTTTATACAATAAAGAAAAAAATATGTATGTTATTGTATTTGGAGAATATCATGTTAAAATAAAAGAATATCAAAAATATAAACAAAAATGTAAACAAAAATCTAATAATAATCAAGTATCAATAGGAACATACATAAAACAATTGGTATCTACACAACCATATTTTTTTGATATTTTTTTAGAAGAAACTTATGTAAAAGAATTTAATTTTCCAGTAAAGGGGTCAATAGGAATACATAATATTAAAAATGAATTCAGTAAATGTTTTATAACAAGTCTAAGAGATAAAACATCGTATCCTAATGTTAGATGTCATCTATCAAATTTAAGAGAATCTTTACCTTATAATACATTAAAAAAAATAATTAGTAAACAA